CATTTAACAGAATCGTAATATGTTTCATTTGAACAGTTTTACGGGGAAACGTCCGGCAGCCCTTTTAAAGGGGTTGTCTGGTTTCTTCTTCGATCAGTCTGGAAGGGCTGACGAAGAGGTGAGGCGCATGTCGACACAAAGTCGGCTGTACCTTTCGAGTAAGCAGGTACCTTCAGTCCTGCTGCTCAAATCCTCGGGGTCCGGCTCGCTAAGGCCGAACCTCGAGGAGTTGCTCTCAATGGGTTTCCCCGTTGAGGTCAACAGTGGGAATGGGTGGGAGTTAATCCCCACCACTTCCTATCAACCTGATTCGGTTTCTGCCCTTAGCGGAAGTCAAATCAAGGCATTCTCCGAGTATATGTCAAGCATACATGAGGAGAACTCCCGATACGCCCAGCACGAACCACTGGACGAAAACGAGGAAGAAGAGGAGGACCTGGTGTCAGAGCCGGAACTTCCTGAGGACGAGAGTAGCGGAGAGCTGCCCGAGTCCCAACCTGAGGCGGATCAGAAAGTCCGCCTCAGGGTCGCGTACGCTGACCCATTCAAGGTCAACGCTGCGGTACTTTTGGCGGAGAAAGAAAACCGACCGAAGCCAAAAGTTTTTGTCTGGGGTGGCGACTCAAAGCGGCTCACAGACAATATCCCTTCAGTTCTATTAGGAAAGAACTGGAAGGGGGGTAAAAGGGGTCTGCCCTTTTACAAGATCGCAAGCATCGAAGCAAAGATGCATGTGCTCTTAATCCACACTCATTGGGGCAATAAGCTCTATAGGTGGATAAGGGAAGGCGGGGAAATGGCCCCGTTTGCCCGGACCCTTGTCAAGAAGATTAGGCACTTCTTGCAGGGGTTTGACCACCCTCTATTCTCAGAAACCAGAAAGAGGGCGCTCTTCGCCGAGGGTCGTGAAAGACCGAAGGCGTCTACCAGGTCCAACAGATTTTTGCAGATGTTGAACACGGTAAATGGGGTGCTAATACAGAAGTATTTGGCATTTCCCAATATGGCCTGGACGTGGGATCTTTTCGACACCACGTGCATCAGGCTCCTGGACGAGCTCATCAATGAGGAGTTCGTCGACGGGGAACTCACACTCAAGGCCATCGAAGAGTGTGAATCTCCTTACTCAGCGTTAAAAGCGGTGAGGAAGGACTTCAAGCTTGCCTCCCATGAGGGGAAACTTGGAGAGATGGGAACCTTTTACGAAGGAATTCGTAGTGTGTTCCAGGTCGAGTATGCATTATGCGCAAAGCTCGATCCATGGACAGTAGAGTACACACGCGTTGTGGGCATACTGTCGCAGACGAGAGGAGCGGGAACACCGCCGCCTCTTGTCCAGCAGCGTACGAAGTTAAAACTGCTTCGTACGGTGACTTCAGTGCCACCCCCACTGGAAAAGTGGGAGGCGCAGCTGATCGGGACGGCGATGGACGAGTTAATCCTCGAATCGCCGGACTCTGCCTTCGCCGGCCTTCATACAAAGGCTGGTGTAAGGATCTCCACCTCGGCGTGTTTTGAGCAAACACGTGAGTTGGGTGGTAACACCCAGGCAGTGCAAGACATTGTCTGGGATGGTCGTCTCGGAAGGCGCGCATTCGTGCGCGATTTGGAGACAGGTGCAGTAATCGAGTCTAAAAGTCTCGATGACTGCACCCCTGGGGAGTACATCTTCTGGCGTTGTTTAGAAGAGGTGCTCTCCACACCACCGGAGATCGTAAAACAAGTCTCCCTGGTTGTTGTGATGGAACCGGCAAAATGCAGGAGCATCACAAAGGCCCACGTGTACGTCAAGATTATACTTGATGTCGTGAATGGCATATGCTCGTACCCCCTTGGAAAGGCGTACGAAAGCAGCACCTCGGGTATGCGGAAAACAGCGCATGCCTGGGAGTTCTTCAAGACAATGTTTTGTCGCGGAGATGTGTTCTTCTGCCCTGCACAAACGGAGCGGATAGGATTTACTTCGCCCACTTCTTTTGAGGAGCGGACGGAGTATGAGGACGTCTTCATGTCTTCAACAGACTATGAGACGGCCACCGATTTTCTTCACCACGAAGTGGGGAGGATAATCGGGTGGAAGTGGATGACAAAATGCGGCATCCCTCCCATACTCAAGGGGATTGTGATGGCAGTCGCCTTCCAACCTCGAGATATCTTCTTCTATGCCTCAGGGGGCATATCGGAAGTCGGGGACCCTACGGATGACAAGAACATCCGTAAGGTCCGTCTCGTCCGAGGGGTGCTCATGGGCGACCCTCTGACGAAAGTGATCTTGCATTTTACAAATTTATGTACTCGCAAGATTGCGGGCCTTCTTGTCTCCAAAGGGAAGACAATGAAGTCTCAACCTCTACACTCCCTTTTCAAGGAGTATGAGGAAACCGCGCTCCTCCAGTGATGGGGAAGCGCGTCCACTGCACCGTTAGACGCGTGTGGGACCGGCAATTCAGAGAGCTTCCGCTCAGGGTTTGCCTGTAAGGTAACGGGATACAAAGATCCAC